GCAATTGGCTCGGATGGAGATGTTACTCTCACCCAAGATTTGGAACTTCAGCATGATGGAGCTACGATTTCTTTTGGTGGAAATGACGAAATTGTTTTAGAACACGTTCACAATACAGGACTAAAACTAACAGATACTGGAGGTTCCCCTACACTACAATTTCATGATGCGGGTGAATCTATTTCATCTGACGGAAGCAAACTTATTTTAACAACAAACAGTGTTGCGCTATCTATGCCAACAGCAGATGGTAGTGATGGACAAGCACTAGTAACTGATGGGTCAGGTACTTTAAGCTTTACTACTATTAGTACCACTACAAACCCTGTAACAATATTAGGGTCTAATCATGATTGTGGAGCGGTTACTGGCGGTACTAACGACGCTTTTAATATTGCCACTAGCGCATTAACAGTATTAGATTTATTAACAGACCCATCAAGACAATTAGGAACAGCAGATCAAGGCGCTCTGTCATAATTAAGGAGAATTAAAAAATGCCAACTCAATTACAACTACGAAGAGGAACAACTTCACAAAACAACTCCTTTACAGGTGCTGTAGGTGAATTGTCGGTTGATACTGATTTAGATCAGATCAGGATTCACGACGGCAGTACTGCAGGAGGAATTCTTGTTCCCGTTGAAGGAGGAGACTTAGGTCTTTCCGGAAATACTAACCCTGCAGCAAGTACAACGAGTTTTGGAACACCTGCAAATGCCGTTATTAGAGTAAGTGCTACAGGAGTAGCTAATCTTATAATGGGAGATGCTTCAGCTACTAGCGGGTTCAATTTAGATATTAGAGGCACAGCCAATGTATCTACAATTGCAACAACAATTGGGGGACTAACCCAGGCTAATGTGCAAGGAGTCGCAGCAGAACTAGTTCCTGCAGGAACTATCATAGCATCCGGCGCTACGGCCACCCCAAATGGTTACTTACTTTGTGATGGTGCAACACCTCTTAGAACAACATACTCGAGATTATTTAATGCTATTGGTACTGGATTTGGTGCTGGAAACGGAAACAACACCTTTGCTATTCCAGACTTAAAAGATAGATTACTTCTCGGAAAGGGTACAAATAACAACACTTTGGGAACCATGACTGGTTCGATGTCTGCAAGTTCCGTAAAAGCTTCAGAATCAACTTCGATTGCAGCACACAGTTTAACAACTGCCACGTTTGCTACATCAGCTAAAGACTCCTCGCAGGCAACAGCTGTAACAGCGGTAGCAGCTCACGCAGCTATTACTCCTAATATGATTTTTCCAACAGCTGTTGTAAATTTCTATATTAAAGAGTAGGGTAATAGTGTAATGTCCGATGAACTGAAGTCTCATTTTGAAAAAGACATTAACGTACTACATGAGCGTTCTCAAGAGACTAAAACTCACTTGAGCACTCACGAAGCCGTTTGTGAAGAAAGATATGAAAATATATTAAGTACTTTTACTTCTTATGAAGAAAAGCTTGATTCGGTACACAAAGAAATTTTAGAATTAAAAACACTAGCAACACAAGGTAAAACAAGTTTACGGACTTTGTTTTTTGTAGGAACAACTGTAGCAGCTATTATAGCGGCACTCGCAGCATTTAGTAATATAAAGTGGGGCTAGAGAAAAGACTTGAGGGGAAATGTCAGAAAGTTATTTTAGAATACCTATCGAAAGGCTACTAACTAAACTTATTGTTAATGAACACAACGGAATAGCCTTTAATAATAGCCAATGGGACATGGCTACAGGGTTAGATGAGCATCGTTTTTGGGTTCATATTTCCGCAAGAAGAACAGGAAAGAGCTTAGGAGCAGCTGTTTTAGCTTTTGCAAAGTTACTTGAACCTAATCAACAAGTGATGATCGTTGCTCCAAATTTTTCACTATCTTCAATTATTTGGGATTATACTACTGATATTATTAAAAATCTACAGATTGAAGTAGATAGGTTTAATCAAAAAGATAAAGTCGTAAAACTTATAAACGGATCTACTTTTAGGCTACTAAGTGCCAATAATAGAGATAGTTTGGTAGGAAGAGCAGCTAATTTACTAATTGTAGATGAGGCAGCTATTATTGATGATGATGAATATTTTACTAGAGACTTAAGACCTGCGCTATCAACTTTTGAAGATTCTAGAGCGTTGTTTATATCTACCCCAAGAGGAAAAGGTAACTATTTATACTCTTACTTTTTACGAGGAGAAGATAATGAGTTTCCTGAGTGGGGAAGTGGTTTACATACTTGGAGGTCTAACAATCTCTTACAAGAAAAAGACATAGAAGAAGCTAGAAGATCGTCTACTAGAAAGTTATTTGCTCAAGAGTATGAGTGTGAATGGACAACAACAGAACAACAGGTTTATGAATTAAGTGAAGACAAACACTTACTTGATCTTTCTAATATACAACCTAGAGACAGAAGGTTTGAATTTATAGCAGGATTAGATGTTGGGTACAGAGATGAAAATGTTTTTGTGGTGATAGCGACAGATGGAGATACTTTTTATTTATTAGATGAGTATGTATCAAACGAAACTACCACCAGCAGTCTTGCAGAAGAAATTCAAGAAAAAATAGATGAGTGGGGTATAGACTCTATATACATTGATAGTGCTGCTCAACAACTTAAAGCAGATTTAGCATACGACTATGATATTTATTGTGAAAATGCTATAAAGTCAGTTAATGATGGAATTGCCGCAGTACAAGTTTTAGTAGAGAATGACCGTATACAGTTTGATGTAAATAAATGCGCACATTGTTACTCTTCAGTAAGTAGTTATAAATGGAATCCTAGGACTGAAAATCCGAAACCTGTACACGATTGGGCATCTCATGCTAGTGATGCTATTAGGTACGCAATTTATACTCACCAAAAACGCTCTGTTGGGATATTTGCTGCATCATGATTATGAGAGACACTCAATTAATCATACTAAATTATAAAAGATTAGAAAATGTTTTAAGAATTGTCTATCGTTTTCAAGGTTTTATGCCTATTGTGGTAGTAAATAATGGACAGAAAAACAATCTTGAAATATCAAAAGTTCTTTTTCATAATAATAAAGAAAATAAGTGGTGTATTGAGCGTTGGTATTGGGCAGCTAAATCTAAATCTAAATATTCTATCATATTAGATGATGATATTTTACCTACTAAACATTGCTTATTTAAATTAAGAAAGAATGTAGCTGAATTTCCCAAATCTCTTATAAGTGTGTATGGTAAAAATAGTAACAACGCTAAAAAGTACGAAGACTTAATTGATGTTTGGTGCGTAGATAAGAAAGTGGACTATGCTGTAGGGTCTTGTTTAGCGGTAGATAATGATAGTTTAAGAAAAGTATTTGATACTTATATTAAGCCTTGGGGAAGAATAAAAAGAGGAGACGATTTACTAGTTTCTTTAGCTTTTTCTCACTATTTTAAAAGTAAACACAGAACTATTGCAACAGAGGTTACTTTATTACCCGAAAAAGATGTTGGGTTAAATAAACACCCTGATCACGCTAAAATGAGGTGGAAAATAATAGAAGATTTTAAAAAGCTACACTACGAACAAAGTAAGTAAAATTTATCTGGTATGTTAAAAAGATTTCCTGTAAAATATATTAGAGATTATTTGAAAAAACGTTATCAAAAAACAGATAATTGTTATATTTGTGGCTCAAAGGACAAACTAGAGTTTCACCATCTTTATAGTGTTTCTGAATTATTTAATTCTTGGTGTGTGAAAAATAACATAAAAGAAATAAATACTGTAGAAGAAATAACTGTCTATAGAGAACAATTTGAAGAAGATTATTTTTGGGAACTATCTAACGATAATGCTTTAACTTTATGTAAAAGTCATCACGAAAGATTACATAATATATTTGGGCAAAGATATGACAATCTAATGGTAACAAAAGTAAAAAAATGGGTTGAAATCCAAAAGGAGAAAAATTAAAAAATGGCACAGGGTGTTCCGGCATGGAGACAATATCTTTCAGAAAAACTTAATCCTATTCAGCCATCTATCGCTGCTCAGGAGCCTTTTTCAAGTCCTGAAAATATTGTAGACTTTGAAAAAGCTTATAGAGAGATTGAAATTGTTCATCGTTCTGTAGATATAGTTATTAATGCTTTAATTGAGGTGCCTCTTGTTATTGAAGGAGGTTCTCCTTCTAAGAAAGTTCATAAACTTTTACAAAATAAACCAAATCCTTTTGAAGATAGGGTCAGATTATTTAGGCGTGCTTTTCTAGATTTTTTTCTAGATGGTAACGCTTTTTTTTATTACGATAAAGATCAAGAAGGTGGTGCGGTTTATGTAATTCCTGCTAATGATATGGAGATCGTTCCTGATGAAAGAGCTTTCGTTTCTCACTATAATTATCTTTTAAGAAACCAAAGCGAGTCAGATTTGTTTGGATACGGTAAGGCTAGAAAGTCTGAGGCTATTCAGTTTTTACCTAATGAAATAATTCATGTTAAGAGTGAAAATGAAGAAAGTATATTTAGAGGCTATAGTAGGCTTCGCCCACTAGAAAGACTTTTCGAATTGTATTATTATATGATTAACTTTCAAAGACAGTTCTTTAAAAATAATGCTGTTCCTGGTTTTGTTCTTACAACAGACAATGTTTTAAGCCAAAAAATTAAATATAGACTTTTAGAATCTTGGAGACAGAGTTACACAAGTTTATTTAATGGCGCTCGTTCTCCTGCAATTTTAGATGGTGGACTAAAAATTGATAAGTTTTCTCAAATAAATTTTAATGAATTAGATTTTGAAAACTCTATTGAAAGAATTCAACAAGATATGGCTAAAGCTCTTGGAGTACCTTACGTAATGTTAAAAAGTGGCAATAACGCGAATATACAAGCTAATCAGGTTTTATTCTATAACCACACAGTATTACCTATTTTAGAGCAATTTTGTAGTGCTTTTTCTCATTTCTTTAATAATAACATTAGCATAAGACCCGATAAAACTGCTATACTATCTTTACAACCTGATAATAGAACTCAAGCGATTTATTATTCAACGTTGGTTAACACGGGAATAATCACTCCGAATGAGGCAAGACGAGGATTAAGATTCCCAAAACTTGAAGAAGGCGACTCAGATAGTATTAGAATTCCTCAAAACATTACTGGTAGCGCTACCGACCCTACTCAAGGAGGTAGACCCAGTGCAGAGGAAGATATAAATGGGGACGCCCCCACAGAGGATGAAATTTAATGAGTAAAACATTTTATTATAACAGTCCCTTAGAAAAAAAAGGACTCGTAAAAAAAGATAGATCCCTTAAAATTGCTGGATATGCTAACACCACAGATAAAGATCGGTCTGGTGATATCATACCTGCAACTGCTTGGGCAAAAGGGGTAGATAACTATAGAAAAAATCCTGTTTTACTTTATCAACATGACCACGGAAAACCTATTGGACGAGTAGATAATATTACTGTTGATAAAAAAGGCATTTATGTAGAAGCTGCTGTTAGTCAGGCTGCTGAAAAATTACACGGTGTTCAAACTTTAATCGAAGATGGAGCCTTAAAAAGTTTTAGTGTAGGTTTTAGAGTTAAGGACGGAGATTACGATAGAGACTCTGACACAATGAGAATTACTGACGTAGAATTATTAGAAATTAGTGTTGTTAGTGTTCCTTGTAATCAAGAAAGTTTGTTTAGTGTTAGCAAAAGTTTTGAAGATAACACAGAATACCAACAATTTAAAGAACAATTCGTTAAAAATAATGAAGAAAAGAAAGCGAATGACGTTAGTGTAGGCGTTACTGCTTACGTTGGTGGACATTACCACACAACTGAGGTAGACGAGGTTGGTAACGGAGTCACGACTTACACTTCTCATGGTGAAAAACACTTCCATGAGATTAGATATTATAAACTAGTAGAGGCCCAAAAGCCTACTTCACACACGCATGAAATGGTTTTCATGGTAAAACCTAGTGAAATGCAAAACGAAGTTATGGAGGAACAAAGACCACTATCCCCGTCTGAGGCGATGGGTAATGGGTCTATGAATCTCTTAACAGAATCGGAAAACAGAAAAGGAGATGAAGAAATGAGTGAGAATTCAACAGATATTAAAACTGATGATGAACTTGATGAAACATCTGGTGTTTCTGTTGAAGAGGCCATTACTGATACTGAAGAATCAACGGTGACACTGTCAACGTCTTCTGAAGTAGAGGAAATGGATAAAGAGGAAATAGATGAAGATGAGGATGTAGCAATTAGTGCTGATCCTTACGACCCCATTCCTTTTGTTAATCTTCTCAGCACGGAAACATCACGGTTAACACATGATGATTTTGTGAAATACCAAAATAAGCGGTGGAAAGTCATTAAATTGGCAACCGCCCAAAACCCTATTTATCAACTTTTAGAAGTTGACTTAAATGGAAAATCGTTAGATAATAGTGTTGACGTTGATGCCAAGACTTTATCTGTCGTCAATAATTGGGATTTAGGGACAAAGTTTGATATTACTTTAACAGAAATTCCAACAAAAACGTTTACAGATAAAGATCGGGTAGAAATTAAAGATACGTTTAATCATCTTGTTACTTTAAGTGAACAAGAACTATACGATTTGAAGTCGAAGGTAAATACCGAAGACGATCAAGAAAAACTAAATAAGACTATCAATTTGAAAATTACTCCATCAGATGAATGGACAGATACAAATTATCAAGTTGCGAATCATATGATTAATCAAATTCAGGAATTGAACGAGATTAAGTCAGGTGAAGTTGAGGAAAAAGAATTAGCTCTAATGCTTCACGGTCATAAAACTATTAATTCAAAGGAGAATGAAACAATGGCGACACAAGACGTTGGCGATCCAATCGTTGTTAAAAATGAAGCCCAGACAGATACACCTATCGAGACTGCACCCGCAGTTGAAGAAAAGAGTGCACCTGCTGCGGTTTCCGAGCCGCGAGTTGCCGAGCTTGTTGAAAAGACTGGTGAGGCAATTCTTTCTGAGGCAGATGCCCAGGAGAAAAAGGGAAGTTATACTCCCGCAGAAACTGAGCAAGTTGCAGAACTTAAGGCTCAGATGAAAAAATACGAGGAGCAGATTTCTGCCCTCTCACAATCTAAAATGGTTTATCAGGAAACCTCTCACACAAGTAAAGAGCAGTTTTCCTCAAAGGACATGACAAATGCATATATGCTTGCTACTGCCCTTGGCCGCTCTGACCCCTTCGATACGAAGATGGGACAGAAAATTAAAGCTGTTACTGCAGTTGACCAGTTCCTATCTAACTTCTCATCCAATGTGTATGAGGAAATGGAACAGCAACTAGTAATTGCTCCTATGTTTGACAGAATTCAAGTAGATGCGAAGACATTTAGAATTCCTGTCGCAAAGGAAGACACTGACGGCGATGTTGCTCAGTTTGCTTCTGGCACGTTTGCCACAGGTATTGCTGATGCGACTAATGTTCCGACCACAAATCAGAACACCATCGGTGCTGTAGAACTCACCCCTCATAAGTTCATGGCTACAACACACTTAGCCAAGGATGAAGAAGAGGATACAGTTCTACCTCTTATGGATTTCCTCCGTCGCGCTGCGACACGTCGTTTGGCCCGCGCCATTGACAAAGGAATTCTTCGTGGAACAGGGAGCCTTTCCGGCTTCACAGCTTCCCCGACAAACGCAATTACCGCAGGTGCTGGCTATGGATCAGTAATTAAAGGTGTTGCTACTCTTGCCGATGACATCGCTGGTCTAAGAACGACCACAGGTGGTGGAAACGATAAGGCTGATGCCTCTGACATCGCTTCTGCTCGTGCCAAAATGGGTAAATACGGACTTCAGTTAGGTGATCACCTAGTTTATGTAACTTCTGTTGAAGGCTACAACGAACTGGTCAGCTTCTCTGACTTCCGCACGGTCGATAAGTTCGGTCCTAATGCTACTTATCTCACAGGTGCAGTTGGTGCCATCTATGGTATTCCGATTGTTATCTCTGAGTTCATGGATAATGTTGGTAGCACAGGTAACGAACTCGGTGTTCTCGTTTACAAGCCAGGGTTCATTATTGCTGAACGCCGTGGTATGGAAATTGAGAGCGAGTACGAACCTCGTCAGCAGGTCACTGCAATGTATATGAGCACCCGCTTTGATTTCAAAGCACTTAGCTCTAATGGCAGTGCGGCTCTTGACGCAACAAACTTTGCATATGCATCGTTAATTGAAGCTGGTTAATAACTAATTAGCTTTACATAGTTGACTAACCCAAGGGGAGGTAGGTTTCTTATCTGCCTCCCCTTATTAGTAAAAAGGAGAAGATAAATGACAAATTATGCAGATGTCGCTTCTGATGTTGAGAAAGCCAAAGCAGAAGGTTTTAAAACAGAAGAAGAAGTAAAGAATTGGGCCATGAAACATGGGTATGGACTAGCACAGTTAGACGACTTTGTCGCAGACTGGGCTAAAGACGCTCCAGAAGAAGTTGTCGAAGAAGAGTTCGGTGTTGACGCAGAGCGTGAAATTGCAGAAGAAGAAGAAGATGAAGACGAGTACGACGACGAAGAGGATGAAGACGAGTACGAAGACGATGAAGATGATGATGAAGATGAGGAAGTAGAAGAAGACCCTGCTCCCGCAAAAAAATCATTCTGGAAAAAATAATATAAAGGGGAAG